GAAGTAGTTTTGGTACTTTCGGTTTGTTACAGGATGAGGGTCTTCTTAAAGATATCACTTCACCTCCGGGTGTAATTGTGCGGAGTGCTTTTTACTCGGGAAGTACGGAGGAAAGGATTGAGGAGGAGGATATTCCTAACTATCGACTTAATCATCAGTACGTGGATCGTGTTGGTGATGCTTATGCAGTTTTGTATGAGCAGGTTAGGAATTTAGCTCGAGATGAGAACGCCACTGTTGAGTTAGTGGCGTTAGCGGAAGCTTTGAAGGTTAGGACAATTTCTAAGGGTCCTCCTTTTACTTATTTCGTGTTGAAACCGATACAGAAACTTATACATTCACATCTCAAAAAGCATCCAGCTTTTACCTTGATTGGTACACCTGAAACAGTAGGTTATCTTCAGGAGCGATTTTGTCACCATCCTGGTGATTATCTCTCTCTTGACTATAAAGGGGCGACAGATAATCTTAATCCTCGCCTGTCTATTGTTTGTGTTGAAGCGTTGTGTGAGTCTCTTGGAATTCCCGATGACCTTGCTCTCTTGTTTATGAAGGCTTTGGTGGGTCATTCTATTCAGCCCCCTCCCACTGTTATAGTGGAAGGTCCGGATGAAGAGGATGGCACCCCGCCGACGTCTCCGCAAGTCTGGGGTCAGTTGATGGGATCAGTTGTTTCGTTTCCTATTCTTTGTTTGGTTAATGCCGCTATTTGTCGTTATGCTTTTGAATTGGGTGAGGGTGGTTTATCGACTACTCTTGCTTTTATGCCTTTAGCAATTAATGGAGATGACGGTGTTATTAAATGCCATGCAAGAACAGTGTCTGTTTGGAATGAGTTGTGTCGTGTTGGGGGTTTACTCCCCTCAGTAGGTAAGGTCTATTTTCATCCATCTTATCTTAATATCAATAGTGCTTCCTTTCGGGCTGTTGGTAATGAAATTCATAATATTCCGTATGTTAATATGGGTATTGTGAAGGGAGTAACCCGTTCTGGTCAAAAGTTCAATCTTCGCGATAAGTCTGTCTCCGAGGAGGAGACTTATGGTGAAGCTTTTGCTCAGAAATCAATTGGGGCTCTTCATCATCAATTGATGAAGAGTTGTCCTCCGGCTCGTACGATTCAAGTACATAGGGCTTTTGTTAGAAATAACTATGACCTGCTTAAACGTGCAGGCGTTCCCTGGTTTATACCAGAATCGATGGGTGGTGTGGGTTTACGGCCATTTGTGGTTGTGGGTGATCTTGAATTGGAATCAGGTCTTCCGACGTATTATGTTGATGTCACGGGTGTTCGTTTGGGCCCGTCAGACCTTGACTTAAAATGTGCGAGGATGTATATGAATGATTTTGATAAGAAGGTTGCTCTTTCACGTGTTACTCCACCGCAGCCGATTTTGGCTCGGTCAGTTTGGTATCAAGAGAAGGGATTTGATATCTCTTCTTCGTTTCTTATGGGTCGTATTCCAGGTGTCCTGGATTCCTGTGAGAAGAGTCAAGCTAGAGTTTTTCCTTTTATGGATTT